CCAGCTTCTAAAGCTGGCTATTTTTTTGTCTATAACTTATTTTTGCCAACAAAAAACGATATAAATCCATGACTCTTAAACCGACTATTTATAAGTTACACTGAAATCTCACCTAATACTGCCACCCCTTACCCCATCTAGACGGCTCTCACTACCACAACAAATTCAACCACTTAACAAAGCATCTCAATGTAGATGATTTAATATAAAGTGCTATAATCTCCGATACGCGGTACACCTTTTGTACCCCTTAAAATACCTTTCTGGTACACCTTGGAGATCTCAAACAATGGCATCGTTTAGTATTGAAAAACGAACCTTAGCAAGTGGTGAGTCTCGCTATAAAGCAACGGTTACAGTCAAACACCGCGGCAAAATCGCAAAGCGTTTTTCTAAAACACATAAGAAGAAGACGCTCGCCACTGCTTGGGCAAAGAATGAAGTCCGAAAATTGGAAGAAGGAGGCGCTCAGGAACGCTCAATCCCCATTGGGCACTTGATTGATATGTTTATAGAGAATCGAGAGCTGTGGGACAATACAGGGCGTTCTAAGCAGACAATCATCAAGTTTCTACGCGACTGTGACATTGCTAAAATCCATACTGATGAACTAACATCCAAAGACTTAATTGACCACTGTAGAAACCGCTGCGCCACCGGAACTAAACCTTCAACCGTTTACAGTGATGTTTACTACCTGCGCTCTATCTTCAAAAAAGCCAAACCTGTCTTCAATGTAGCTGCCAACCTTGCCACCATAATTGAAACCACGCCAATTCTCACTGAAATGAAGCTAATTGGTAAATCTGAGAAACGAACTAGACGTCCAACAGCCGGCGAACTAGAACTGCTAAAACAAGCACTAGAAGAACGCGAACAGCGTAGAGAGAACAAAATCCCCTACTCTGATTTACTCGACTTTAGCATTCTTAGCTGTATGAGAGTTGGTGAGGTATGCCGAATTCGATGGGAAGACCTAAACGAAGAGCAAAAGACTGTTATCGTCCGTGACAGAAAAGACCCTCGTAAGAAAACCGGTAACCACATGGTTGTGCCACTGTTAGGCGGCGCCTTTGACATTGTCATGCGTCAAGAACGTAAAAGCGCATGTATCTTCCCCTATAATGAGCGCTCAGTTGGTCGAGGATTTGGAGAGGTTTGCCAAAAGATCGGAATTGATAATCTCAGGTATCATGACCTACGCCGTGAAGGTGCAAGTCGCTTGTTTGAGAAAGGGTTCAGCATTGAAGAAGTCGCTCAGGTAACGGGACACCGCAATCTCAACACTCTATGGCAAGTTTACACTCAGTTGTTTCCGCATAAGTTGCATGAACGAAAGATATGAAAAAAGCCGCTAAGAAGCGGCTTTTTATCATGTGTCGGTCGGAGCGGCGCCCGCAGTCTCAATAAGAATATGAATTCTCTTTAAGTCACTGAACAAATTGCTTCAAGTTAATGATTTATCTTCCCGCAATCTGAACCACGCTCGGCACGTCTAGGGTAACTGGCTAAAAAAAATCAAAAAGACAGTTCAAGAAGCACTTGCTACTAAGCTAGGCCAAAGCGGAAGTGTCTACACAACAGAAGAAGATGGCAAACTTAAGATCATGATGCGTGTCAGCCCAGATTCACTACTCGTTATCCGGTATGTTCCGAACACGCAGGGAAGTTTCTTTACAGTGGTCTCGCTCTACTATAAGAATGAGCGAGTCGACGGTGATTATGTTGGTCGGTATCTATCTACATTCAAATGTTAAAAAGGAGCCAGTAGGCTCCTTTTAGCTAGAAGTAGTGATATGTACCAATTAACGAGATAGAAGATTCGCAATGAAATGTTCAGAAACAAACTTGAAGAGCTGACCTTCATCCGTGCTTTCTCCAAGCTTCATGGTTCCCCGGTCACTTAACTCTACAGTACCTAGCCCTTTAAACTGAATTTTCAACTTCTTGATTTCAAAAGAATGGCCCTCAAAATAATCATACGTTTTTTTTAGCACACACTTGTTACTAGATACTGACATCTTCACTGAGCTTTCAGACATAACATCTTTCGACATAACATTTAGTGCAATTACACTAACAGCACCATCCATTAGTTCAGGGACCCTTTTTGCAAAAGACTTTAAGTCGATTTGAAGAGGGGAAAGTGAACAGCGATAATTCATAGACGAAGAAAGATCATGCTTGAGTTGGTGTAAGCTTCTAGAAGGATTAACTACCTTTACAAGCCCTTCTCTAACCTCCAGCTCATTCACTAAAAACTCTTGGACGACAGTGCTCTCAGTCTCCCCAAATGGATTAGTAATTGTTCGCTCTGAAACTACTTCCGTCACGTGCTTAACTAAAATATGGTCGTGCGCAACACGACCTAGCATAAAACCTGATTTTTTGTTTTGAGCATATCTCATATCAAGAAAGGCATTCGCGATGTCACGAATACTCATGTCTACCTTGAACTCAAATAGAGAGATACGACTCATAGCATTATTCCTTACCTTTATCAGAAGTTAACTCTAAGTATGCTTCTGTAGCTGCTTTAAAGAGCAATTTAGACAGCTCTTCTACTTCGTGCTTATCTAACTTGCCTGTAGTCACATTAAGAGTGCCCTTAGAGCTATTGTAACGATGTACGGCCTTAACTTTATAGCTAAATCCCTTAGACTTTTCTTTATCGTCGAACTTAGCCTCAATTGTGAAACTGTCGGACATATCTGAACTAAAAATATCTTTACTATCATCTTCAGGGTCAACTTTTATAGTGACCGCTTTTCTGACTTTCCATGACATCTTATAGATATTGTAGTGATCCCCAGCAAGGCTTTGATAAAAAGATGATGTCAGCAATTTTTTACCTGACAGTGCAGCATTTCTCAATTCGCTTGTCACGTCACTATCTTCATCATCTCCGTTCGAGTCACGAACGCTTACATTCACAACATCGTACATTTTGTAATCAAACACATCCAATAACTTAGTAAAAAACTCTGTTCGTAACTCATGAGGATGATGCTCAAAATCGATTTCTATCGGTTCGACAGATGCAGGCAGCTGCTTGTTCATCTCTTCGATAACCATATCTTTCAACTTTTTTCCCATCTCGGTAGCAGGGTGCATAATGCTAGTATCTTCAGGCGCTGAAAAATCAATTTCGATTACATCTTTTTTCGGCGTCCTCTGTCGCATTGGAGCCTTAGAGTAATCTGTGTCTACATAGTTAGCTTCTACAATGACTTTCTTCCCCGAAACCTTATAGCTAAGGCCCACTTCTTCACTTTCCAATTTAGATGTCAATGACGTCAGTGCGGTGGAAATTTTTGGGGCTGTAAATTTTGCAGGTAATTCTGTAGTAGCCTGATTATCTCGGCGATCGGGGTTCTCTAATAGTGACGAAAGATATAGGTAGTCGAAGTAGTCAAAACGCATGGTTTGTACCATATCCATAAGCATTGGCTTGGTGCTGTCTTGGGCAACATAGATCCCTTTCTTAGATAAGAATGAAATCAAGTGCTCAGGCTTTACCCTCTGAGCAATCAGACCGTCACGGATACTCTTATCATTCATAAAGTAAAGGCGATTGCCGACTTTTTTATTTTCGCTGCTCATGTTTACATTAACCCTACTTCGACGTCAGAGAATTGAGGTACAAATTTGTCAATCGTATTTGCTTTTAGCTTTTCCTTAAGCTCCTTAATTTGTTCCTCGCTGTAGCCAAGATCTCCAAAGTACTTGGCAATTGCTGCTTGTAAGTTTAAAGCCCCATTTTTATTACGCTTAACTAACTTAATCTTGACTGAGCCTTTGTCATTTAGAATCTGATAGTAAGATAACGCATCTAACAGATAGACAAATTCTTCTACTGTGTCGCCTTGTTCCATGTAGTAAATCACATAGCCACCCGCATCAGTATTTTCAGCTTTATCATGCTTAACGATAATCCAAGAAGAGAACAGAACCTCTAGAGTTGCTGGTTCAGAGTAGTCTTGACTGAAGTGGTTTTTGTTTAGGGTTTCACTCGGGTGGAAGAAGCAATACTTGTCACTCTGAGGCAACAGACCATCTGCAGTCATTAGCTTTAAATCTTTAGCAATACTATTCAACTCTGTGATTTTTTCCGGGCTCATCACATATACCTGAGAATAGCCTTCAAGATGATTCACTTTAGTGCGTTCTCTGTCTGATTGATTAACATCATCTAAAATATCATCAAAGTTCCCAGTGTATTTACCACAATGGTTGTAGACAAACAGCATTCCATGTACTTGATGGGAATCTACTGGTTGATACAAGGCCTGCCAGTTTGGATTATATTGGGCACAGTTAGTTGCATACGTTAGTGAGTGCATCGCTTTACGAATTTGCACTTTGTTAATAGAGGTCTTCTGATAGCTCTTCAGGTCTGTGTTAACGTATTTGACTTGGTTATCATACGGATCACGGTAGTGGAACACACAATCAGAAGGATGTGAGTCTTTACCATCGTGTTCTTCCGGTGTGACACAATCCCAGCTATGATCTTGCGCTTCTTTTCTTCCCCACTTAAAAGCGCTAAAAAGATTCTTCGATACTAACTCTGCCATTTTTGCAATGTTGGCTGTTTCACTCATTGGGTTATCAATCTCCGCACCATTTTGATGATGTTACTATCAATAAAAAAGGCACCCCGTAGGATGCCTTGAATTCTTAAATCACCGCCTTCATAACGGTGGTGACTACTTTTCCTATCACCGCGAACTCATTGAGTTTCTCCTCGTTCACGATGAATGAATCATATTCTTCTTTATTGTCTGAAATTACCTCATAGCCTTCTGCCATGATGTCGTACTTCAGGCGTTTGATGTAAACATGCTTACCGATACGAACAACATACACACCGTGCTTAACTGGGTGATCAAGCTCACGAATATCCACTAGAACTTCATCACCGTCACTCAACGTGTCTTCCATTGAGTCTCCGTGGCAGATAATGATGCGCGCTGTTTCTTCTGTTAAGCCAAAGCGCTTTAGCCACATACAAGGCAGGAATTCTGTTCTTAGTTGATACTCAGCGTCATTTTGAGCACCAAAACCACAAGAGGCATAAACGTTATAGACAGGTACAGCACACATATCCCCCATCTCAGAAGCAAGCTTTACTGATTTCACGTTAGATAGTTCTGTAACGTTATCTTTGTCATATTTCCGGCGAAGAAGCTTCATTTGCTCAATAAAGTCACTTATAGGCGTACCGCCTGGATTACTTTCTACAAACTTTCTCAGTTCAAGTTCCAAAGCTTCTTCTGTAAGCGTCGTGTGCTCCAGTATATCAGCAACTAATGGCACAGATGTTTTTTCCGATGGTGGGGGCAGATCCATCAGCTGTTGGGCTTCGTCTTTATCTGTGACGTACTTCTCAATCAGCTGTTTTTTCACATCTGGGTGAAAGTTGGAAATATGGTACTCCAAAGCTCGAGAGCTCTCCTTCGAACCTCGACTTAACCAATTGTTTCTTCTGGCTTTTTGAGCAACGCCAGATGATGAATTAGCCATTCCAGCTAACCCTACCAATTCTGTACTAAGAAACCACTCTTTCATAAAAACACCAAAAGCACAGCAAAACACCTAGACGAACACCGGTGAAATTAACTAAGACTATACCACGTCAGTGGTTTAGTGGAAATGAGGCTAACTACATGAATACTCAATATGCGTTACATGCCGTTTTTGGCGCGCCAGTAGTCAAACTGTCTGAGATCTCAGAAGAATATTTTGGAATGAAGTACGCGACTGCCAAAGGAAAAGTCAGCGCAAATGAATTTCCAGTTCCTACCTTTCGCCTCCATGAAGAAACAGAAACAAACAAAGGCACTAAAGCACCTATTTTTGTTTCTGTTGATGACCTTGCCGAATATATCGACCGAAAAAAAGCAGAAGCAAAGAAGGAATGGGAATCCATTTACGGAAAGTTTGGACACCACTAATAAAAACGGCATTGAAGCAAAGCCTCAATGCCGAGTATGAAAACCAGTGCTTCGTTCCGATGTGCCTTCTTAGACTTTGGCGAGACTCAGAACACAAAAGAACGATTCAATGAACAATGGGTGAACTTACGTTCCTTTTTAGGATAGCTTTTCACACCCCTGCTGTCATCCCGCATTTGGTTTTCGCTTCACTTGCTACAAGGTGAGTATCGGATATGGAAGCGAATCAAGCAATGTGCGAGTGTTTAAGCTCTGCACAATACAACTTTGATGAAGCCTGTGTTGCCTTTTCAGGCAAACACAATATGAGTGATCTTGCGGATGCTCTCGGCTTCAAGCGCAACGTAATGCGCAATATGCTGAATCCTGAACAAGCAAGACTGCTTACTCCACCAATGCTGATTGCTATCAGTAAAGCAACGGATGACTACTCCATTGTTTACGCACTTCTTCGTGAGCTAGATATCGTAGCAGCTCAACTACCCCGTGATGCAAGCGAAGCAACCCAAGAAACGTTTTTAAGACGCGTATTAGAGAACTCGGAATGTGCCGGTGATTTCTCTCGTATGGCGCTTGAGCATGCAGGTGATCTGTACCTACCTCGCTCTATCAGAAACAAAATCATCAACCGAGCACAAAAAGGCATTAGCAACTTAGTGCTTTTAATCAATGACCTAGAAAACCGCTCTGGCAGCGCTCAACCTTTCTTCTCAATGGGAGTGGACTTTATTGCCAATGGAGCACCTATACCGGGTCTTTCTTAACTTTCTACAGGGGTGTAGCTATGGAAACACAATCAATCAATATCCAAATTTCCACTATTGATGAGGCACTTCATTGGCAAAACGTGGCGATTCTTAACATCAATAAATTCCGCTCTAACCCCGTAGAGGGACAAGAGAACTTTCAAAGCAATCTAATACGCATGTGGAATGATGTTCATGCACAAGCAGGATTAGCGCTTATTGCAATGCAACAAGAAGTAAAGGTGGCGTGATGGAATACTTCGCCCTTCGATTATTTGGTGATGGCGCTATGAAGCGCCACGCCAAAACCTTTGAGCCTGAAGTGACTAAGTTAGGTGACTTTGATTCATTAGAAGATGCCGTAAAGCAAGCTTGCGCTCAGTTAGATTGTAATCACCTACTCCGCGGCATTCTTAGCCAGGGTGAAGGTGCTGGCGGCTACATGATTGTCGATGCACAGGAGTTAACCGAAGTATGAACCTCACAGAAAAGCAGCAGTACCAGCGCCAGTACTACCAGAAAAATCGAGAGACCATTTGTGCGAAAAAGCGCAAACAATACAAGCGCAAAACTCAGCTTAGTAGCGGGCCTAAACAAAAACGAAAGACTAGAGCAACCTCTCCGAATATTGCAGCTCCAGCACCAGCTACTTGCCCAGTAAAACTGGTGAATAAGATGCCAGAGAAAACTCGCCACAGAATCGAAGATATTGAGCTCGCGAGAGAGTTGGGTATTTCTGTAGATGAGCTTTAAAGGCTTCGGATGTGATCGTCCTAAACGAAATCAATTTGTAGAAAGCCGCATTTGCTAGACCAATAATGCGGCAAAGAGAGGTGAATATGTCTGTTGAAGATGTTGAATACTGCCCTGCTATTTCTATTTATGACAAAGGGGTGAGAGCAACCAGCCCTACTCATATGCCTTGTCCTGATATGGAGGGACTATCTGATTTTGACCCAGTAAAAACAGAGCGCTCATTGAGTCGTATGGAAGTGTTGAGGAAAGAGTTAGGGCTGAATAAGCGCCAGAGACAGAGCAATAAAAATACACCTCTTAACTACATTTGCACTGAAGATAAATGCTTAGACCCTTGGGAAATCAAGAGTAAGCCGAAAAACAAAACTAAGCCAAAAACTGACACCGATACAAAGTGGCGAACAAGGCTAGCTGTTAAAGCCAATAACCTTCCAGATAGAGCAGTACAACGCCAAGGGCAAAATGAAACAACACACCACTAATCTCAATAATCCACTTAATCGGCTCCCTAGCAATATTCACAGGGAGCTGATGGCGTACCTGGAAAACAAAAAAGGTTCGTCTCAACTTGAGTTCATTAATGGTGAGTGGGTGCATGATGGTAAGAAAACACCAAGAGAGCAAGTGTTTGAATTTGCTTCTACCACAGCCAACAAGCTCAAACTACCTTTTGATATTCGTAATTATATAGATAAGGCTGCTGCTAGCCGTTTGCGTAAATATGGTTTCAAAAAAGCAATAGACTTTATTGAGAAACGAAGTGGTGCTGCAGCCGCGGCATTCTCAGTAATGCCTGAGCCTTGGTGGAAAGTAGATAATGAAATTAAGCGAGCTAAGTTAGCCGTTGAGATGGCAGGCCGTTGCGCTAATCGTATTCGTATTGCTTTTGAAAAAGGCTTTACGCTTTTGCAAGCTCTTTCTTTTGTGAATGAGTTTGTAGGCGCGTCACTGTGGCTACCTCAGTTCGCTCACGTCGAAGACGATGAAAAGGCATTCTCAGCGCTTGTTCGCTTAATGGATGACAACTTTTGGCGCAGAGCAATTGGCAAGATCAGTGTAGCTGTATTTGAGAATGCTCGCCGCGCTGCTGGCATGGTATCACCACATAGTTCACCTTATGCTTCTAACTCTGCCTGTGAATGGCTCACTATTCGCCAAGACCGACAGCGCGAATGGATTGAGCTTATGGCTATTGAGTCAGAGAACGGCGATACAATAGACCTGCAAACTGTGATTGATTCATCACAAAGCAACCCTGCTAACCGCCGCCATGAGTTGATGACTCGTATTGCTGGATGCCAAGAATATGCAGAAAGTAATAATCACATCGCGGTATTCATTACGATGACCTCCCCTAGTCGCTTCCACCGCTTAAAGCAGCACGGAAAATACTGGATTGAAAACCCTAACTTTGACGGCAGCACTCCTAAGGATGCTCATGCTTGGTTAAGCAAAGGCTGGGAGCTATTCCGCGCTTGGGCGGATTATCGCAATCTAACCTATTACGGGATGAGAGTTGTTGAACCTCACCAAGATGGAACACCGCACTGGCATGGTGTGTTCTTCATGCCTTTAGAACAGGTCAAAACGTTTGTTGCTGGCCTACAAGAATACCAATTCCGCGAAAAGCAAGATCTCTACTTTGACGACGGCACACCAAAAACCAAAGCGATGAGAGCACGTTTTCAAGCGAAGATGCTTGATGAAAAAGACGGTGGCGCAGTGGCTTACTTAGCGAAATACATCTCGAAAAACGTAGATGGTCATGCCCTCGAAGGTTTGACCGATACAGACAATAGACGAGCAAAGTTACAGGATACGGTGAAGAACGTAACAGCCTGGTCGCGCACGTTCTGTTTTCGCCAGTTCCAGTTTCAACGCACACCGCCTGTAACTGTTTGGCGAGAGCTTCGCCGTATTGATGAAGAGCAAGAGTTTTGCTTGTTCGAGAAAGCTCGCAGAGCTGCTGATAACGGCTTCTTTTCAGTTTATATGGATTACATGGGCGGTCACCGCCTAAGTGCATCTATGCGTCCAATAAAGCTACTCAAGAAAGAACGTGAAAACAAATACGGTGAAATTGTCACTGCAACCGATGGACTTGAGGGCTCAGGGCTTGTGGTGTTTACCCGTGAGACTGAGTGGAAGTTAGTTAAAAAAGCCTCCGACTTGTCGGAGGCTTCTGAAGGGAGCGGGAGCGACCGACCTTGGTCCAGTGGCAATAACTATAGAATTCCACCCAAAAGCAAAAAAATCATCGATAACTTCTTCTTGGAACAAGAGTTAAACCGCTCCGATCCAGAATGGGAGGAGTTCATTAACCGGGAAAACTCTCCCGTTGACTACATTAAAGCAATCAAAACAGACTGTTTACCTTACCGAGAGAGAGGTAGGTATAAGAGTTCCTGTGAATAGAGCTAGTTCTGTCGTTCACTACTTAGGGGTAGATATTGAACGAAAATATTAGGATTAAGGAGAAACAACATGCTGATCACCTGCCCTAAGTGCGAAAGTAAAGCCAGAATTGCAACCTCACGAGCGATTACCAGAGAGACTCGTGAGGCTTACTGCCAGTGTCTAAACCTAAACTGCGGAGTTGCTTTCACCACTCTAACCTCTGTACACAAAATCATTGAGCAAACAGGCAAGAAGCCGGACCCTGAACTACAGCCGGAGCTTTGTAAGGGTGACTTAAATCAAATGGATATTTTCAATCAGCTTGAGCAACAACCTACTAGATAAATTGGAAATTAACAGCACTGAACAATGTCGACGTTCCGAAGTTCAAGAAATTGAAAATCAATGAAGCATCCCCCTAACCTGAAATTAGCAACTTACTTGAGTAAGACTATCCAATGAATGAACTAGCTTGAACAGAATCAAAGTTTGAAAGTTGGCCGTATCACGCTCTTTCATATGTATTTCTGTGTTAGTTTGAGGTAAGAGACAAGCTCTATTTAAACAGAGGGGCTTGATGAGTTTAGCAATGAGGCAAAGATGGGCGTAGAAGTCATTGAACAAAATGGTATGTTTAACACCATACTGAATGGGAATTTAATTCATTCTGAAAAAATCTATCATGCAAATCAGGATAAGAATCAAATAGAACAAGTTAACGAAGAAGTTCTTTTATTGCTTCTAACCTGCAAAGTAGCAGACTTACCTACCCCATTCGCTGTAGATGGTGATTACTTTCCGAAAAATGGAAGTGAAATTGATTATTTGACCATCAAAAATAGAGGTGAGGGTTGTATCCTATCAGTCATTATGACTAAAAAGCTCATCAACTGGAAACAACTATTCACAATAGGAGAATATTCCGATCACATACAAACAATATCTTCGAATATAAGCACTGATATCGATGAAGGATATGCTTATATTAGCTGTACATTAAAGCTCGCTCCTACTGATAACTTAAATGAAAAAGCAACTTTCGCATCCAACCTACTCCTAGAAGCAAACAACGACACTTTAAACAAACTGAACAAAGCAATGTTGGACGAGTATATACTTGAGACTTTCCAATTCCCCCGAGAATACCAATCAATATGTAGCCAATATCTAATCTGGTTTGGTGAGTTCCTCGAGAACATTGGGATTGATGCTCTAGTTTCAGTGAACAATGATGGCGAACAAACTCAAGTAAAAATTTCATCAAAACACAGTGAACAAGTTCTCGAAAAGATTGAAGAGCTTTTCTCGCAATACATCGCTCTCCCTTATGCAGAATTTTTACCCGCAGCTCACCCTTTAGACCCACAACAACAGTTCATGGTGACGCAGTTGCAAACGCAGATAAATCATTTCAAAGGTCAACTTGAAGTGAAAAGTTCAGTAATTCAACTAAAAGAAGCAACTATTCAAGGGCTGCAACGAGAAATTCAGTCACAACAAAACATTATTGATGTCCAAAAAAATCAATTGCTACTTATTGAAAGTAAACAAGGTGATGAAGAGGTAGAGCTATTTGGTGGCGTTATCAAGCTTGGCGAACTTGTGTGGGGACCGATCAAATTTAGCCCCAAGAAGCTACTCGAAAAAACTAACGAATAAACCTCTCTCAAGTGTAAAAATTAATAATCTGTATTGATAGTTAGTGTATACATAATGCATTACTTACAAAGTTATATAATGATAGATATGTTTAAGAAAAAATCTCGTTGCAAAGAAAACTCTTTAGAAATGGAAATGCTACTCAGAAGAGCGCATGAGTTATTAGCGAACAATAATATTGAAGGTCTAAAAGATCTACTTCGTACAATATGGCGGAGGCTACAATCACGATTGATGCTAGAGCCCTACTTACTTGCAGATCATGATGCCTGTGGTGACATAGCATTTAATTTTTGTAGTTTTAGTGAACTACAAGGTTGTTATCAAGGACAAGCCAACAGCTATATTTCATTAATTGAACCAGTCCTCACTTTCCCATGGCATCCAAATAGAATAATTAACAACCTCGGTGTTATAGGCGAGAATAGAATAAACGGAAGATTCACTTCATCCTCCAATCACTCTGCAAATTATTACTGGCCACTTATGTTAATAAAGGTCACTGGTGGTAACCATTCAATTGCGCAGGGCATACTAATGGGAGAAGGTGAAATCGCCTTAGAAGACTGGTATAACCTTACTCCACTTTTAAAGAAATACAGGTGCAACGGACCGCTCTGGATTAATAATGATACAAACAAAATTGTAATGCACTGTGATTGTCCAGAACTTGGTATGGCATGGGAAGTTAGTCGCTTATTAGCTTCCGTTTGCCCTCCCCCTTTACAAGCAAGTAAGTAAAGTTAACCAAAGATCTCTTTTCTTGAAAAACGCAAAAAAACGATCTTGAACGATCTCTAAATCTGCAATTTAAAACAGCCCTTGATGTTGTTCCCATAAGGGCTGTGCTCAAATAAACCTACCGAAATGAATTGCGCCTCTGATTGCGCAAAATTGCAGTGTTGAATTTTGGTGTGGAGGGAGGGGTGAGCCGACGCAAGCCCCAAGCGCCTACCCCACTACCGAATTTTCCTCATTCTGCAAAATTCTGATTTTTTCCTTGGATTTGATGGGTTTTCTGATGTGGAAACGACAATACGAGCACGGACGATGGAACGGGCATAAGCTCAACATCCTATCGACGGCCATTGATGGCGGTCAGCGTCTGCACGTTGTTGAAATCCCTTATGAAGACCTGCCACACATCAAGGTGATGGGCAGCAAGGCCCGTACCTTCAACTTTGAAATTGTCTTTGTTGGCACGAGTTCCCTTGCAGATGCCAATGCCTTTATCGCGAACTGTGAAGCCTCTCCAGAAGGCGAACTCGAACACCCTTGGCTTGGTGAGTTAAAGCTCGTCTACCAATCTTATTCCCAAAACATCAGCACCAAACGCGGCTTGGTCACGCTTAGCCTTTCGTTCGTGCGTGCCGGCATATCTCCAACTATCTCTGCGCCAAGCATTGTGAGAACCAGAGAGCAGGCCAGCGCCGTCGAAAAAATCTCTACTAAGGTGTTCGTCAAAGATGTGGAAGAAATGAGCGTAGCTGAAATTGCTCAAACTCAAGATGACTTCACCAAGATGCATGATGCCCTGGTAGACATCACTAATCGCCTTGATTTGGATGCTGAGAAGAAGCAGGACATCAACAACGCACTAAACACAGCCTACTCAGCGATTAGCAGTATCAGCAATGACCCTAAAGACTTTGCCAGCCTAATGAGCATCGCTGTGGATGCCGTTGCAGAAGGTGTGCAGCTAGAGCCTGACTCAATCAGCGAAGCCGCAAATCATGCACGTTCGGCTCAGGCGTTCATGTTGGGGTTGATGGGAGAAGAACCGCCCAGCACTCACTACAACACTCAATTGGTGACCGCCGCGGTCAAGATGAGCGAAAGCCTCACTGAGCTTGAAGCGGTTGACACTTACGATGTAACCGCATAGGGGGAGAAATGAATAGCAATGTCATTTTAAACGATCTCAACGCCCTGCTATCTGCGCTTGATACCAACATAGGAGAAGTAACAGCCAACTCTACCGTAGAAGCTCTGGAGCTGTATGAAAGTCTGACTTCTCTCAAAGGCAACGTACAAACTCAGCGCGATAAAGTCATTGCAGGTATTACGCCGCACCGAACCGTGGTGAAACCAAAATACACACCGGCACTAGCCCTCGCTCATGATGAGCAAAGTAGCGAAGCGATGGTGACGGCTTTGAACGCATTGCAACATCCACTCTTTATGCGTGGTGATATTGCCGTGAGGAATGTGAAATGAAGAAAGTCACATTACTTATCAGCGGTAACCTTGTACCGTTTTACTCGGCATCATTGAACTATTCTGTAGAGCAGCTTGCGCACACCTTCAGTGCAGACATTCCGCCGATGAGCATTACCTCACCTTTGCCTGTTGAATTTCGTTTAGATGATAAGCCAATTCTGATCGGGCAAATTGATGATACTGATTCAAGCACCGAAAGCAGCGCTCACAAACTAACAATCACTGGCCGCTCCAGAAGTGCCAACATGATTGATTCACGTATCACTATGGATGCGCTCTATAACCAGAACGTAGCCAAGCTGCTGGCAAACATCGCGAAACCGTTCGGGCTGTCGGTACAAAGCTGGATAGGCGCCATGCCCCTGGTTGATGAGTTTCAAATTACGGCTGAATCACCCGTTGATAACATTGCTCAAATCATCCGTGAGCAGGGTTACATGCTGATTGAGCGCAATGGTGTTCTAACTATTGAGCACACAGCTCACGCAGCCATACAAGGTATTGGCCTACAGGTGGGTAAAAACATCGAAAGCCTTGGTATTAAGCGTACCTTTAACAAGCAGTTCTACCACACAGAGGTTCAAGGTGCGTGGGATGATTCATACGCGGTCATCACCAACCCTAACGTGAATAAGCAAAGAGTCATGGTGATCATCTGTGACCAATTACAAAACGCAAAGGCCTGTTTTTCTCGCGCCAGGTATGAACGTGACCTCGCCATAGCCGAAAGCCTCACCGCAACTAGCACGATTGCTGACGTGTTCCAAGAGCTTGCTATTGATGGATTAAACCGAGTGATACGAGTGATGGATGAGCAACAAGGTTTTAACGAAATGCTCGTAATTAAAGCTTTAAGCCTACGGGTATCCGAAAGCTCAGCAAGTACATCGATTGAACTATTCAGACCATTTAAGGAGCAGAAGTAATGCATCGCTCCATCGCGCAAAAGCAACAGCAACAACGGTTAATGGCGCGTATTAAGAATATTACCGGAACAGGAACCGTGACAGGCGCAACCACCGGAATGCTGCAAATCAAAACTGCCACAGGTCGTACGAACGACAAGATAAAGCGCGTCCACAACTACGGGTTTATGAGCCGCCCTTTAGTGGGCGCCAAAACCTACAACCTGTTTATTGGCGGGGTGACGGCTCGTGGTGTGACCGTGAATGTGGAAGACGAACGCCACCAAATTGAACTAGAGCCTGGTGAAGTGGCAGTGCTGGACGATAAAGGCAACCTCGTCCACTTCACCAATAACGGCATCAAAATTAACTCAATGGCGAAGATTGAGGTCACATCAACGCAAGAAACCTCGGTGAAAGCACCATCAGTTTCAATAACAGCACCAAAGTCATCATTTTCAGGTGATGTAAGCATAGGCGGAAGTTTATCTGTGACGAAAAATATCAGCGCAGCCGGCGCTGTTGGTGGTAAATCAGGGACGTTTGGTGGGGTAAGTGTCGAGAAGCATACACACAACTACCAAGATGATGGTGCAGGCAAAGTAACACAAGGGCCCAATCAATGAACCGCTTTAACCTTAACGCCCTAACTTCCCCCATTAGTTCAAAAGAGGGGATGACCCACGCCGTACAACAAAGTGTTCATAACTATGCTGAGTCTACTCAGAACGATAGAGCAAGAATGGACAGCGACGAGCGCGGCGGTACTTGGAGCAACGAACTACTGAACATTGTCGGCTCACGTGATTGGACACTTAAGCGCGATAAAGTCACAGCTCAAACCATCAGCTTAGCCAGGCGTTTTTATCAAGATGCCCTGCAATGGCTGATTGATGAAGGCTACGCCAAACGCATTGATGTCACCACATGGGAAGAAGCACCTAATGTCATGGGACGAAACGTTATGATCACCTTAACCGATGGAACCAAGTTTGAGGTTGAGCTATGAGCACTCAACGCAGCCTGAAATACCTAATTGACCGAGCCAAAGCAACGCTCATAGCGAAAACAGGTCAAAACAACCCTGCTATTGATGCCATCGCCAGTGCCATTGCAGGTGTTAGCTATGGGCAGTATGGCTATCAAGACCTGTTGTTTCGAGAGCTACACCCAGAAAGCTGTTCGGAGGCTTGGTTATACCTACATGCAACAAGGCATAAAGAGCCTCGCTTACAACCTCAGTTCGCTACGGGGCCAGTGAGCTTTTTCCAGACAGGGGCGGTCGTGACCATCCCCAAAGGTCGAGTACTGGTTGATGATGCCGGCAACGAATACAAAACCGTTCGTGAGCAAAATAGCGACGAAGCGGTAGCGGTCATCGCGCTTAAAGCAGGTACGGATAGCAATCTACCCAACGGGGCAAAGCTTAAGCTGACAGAAGCACTCAACGGCGTAGCCCCAAACAACATTGTTAGCCTCGGCATTAGTGGCGGTAGTGGCATTGAAGAGCTTGAACACTGGCGAGGCCGCGTAGTTAATGCCTTCAATAAAAACCAAATGATCGGTAAACGTGAAGACTATGAGTCATGGGCGATTTCTGCTCATGCTGATGTCGATTTTGCTTGGGCACTCGATAACACCCCAAAGCGCGGCATGGTTGAGGTTTATATAGGTGCAAGAAATAACAACCCTGCCGTCAGTGATGAAGTGATGAACCTGGTCCAGCAAGCATTTGAGACAAACCGACTTGCAGGTTGTCACCCATTTGCTCATCAACCTCAGAAAATGCCGATTGATATTGAGATCCAGGGCATTGAAGACGAAAGCGTACGTGAAGATGTTATCACCGCACTGGAAGACTTAATCAAAGGCAAGATGGGAGTGATCGATGAAGAGACGCAAAAACCGGAACCAATTACCCCAACGGACATCACTCTGGTGGTAGCAGAGATTACCAGTGGTTTTATTCTCAAAGCGCCACTTGATGAAGTGACCATTGAGAACAATCAAATTCACACAATAGGAGGCGTAACATGGACACCTCCGACTTAATCATTGATTACAGCGAGAGCGACTTTGCTGACTCTATCCGTGCACTACTACCCAAAGGCGATTACTGGCAAGAGGTCGAAAACAAAGAGCTGACCAATCTGATTGAGGGCATGGCACAAGACTTCAAAACCACGCATGACGAAGTAGAGCTATCCCTACTTGCAGAGCTTAAAGATGATCTCTTTGGCTGGAAAATCAATGACTATCAAGACCTGCTGTTTGAAGTGACAGGAAAAGAAAGCGGCACGGTTTACGACGACGTAGCAACACCGAATCTCATTTATGTCTCGCTTAAGTCATCGTCACGCTCAAGCGCCGGGGATGCATGGAAAGCCTTTGAAGATAAGCGACTACCGCATACTGAGATTCAATGGCTCTACAACAACGAGACCACGCTTTACGTGCAAGCCGCTAACTACCAAGTCACGCGAAATATTCATCAATACGAAATATGCCCAACCATCGAGCACTTTACAGGGCTTGCAAATGCGCGGCATATCCGGACAACACATACACACGAGGTAACTCAATAATGGCGCTAGTAATTACAGATGCAGGTCGAGCTGCATCCGTTCGTGCCGGTGATCTGGGTGTCGAGTTTAAAATATCTCACATCAGTATCGGCACAGAAGGTTATACCCCAACCAAAGACCAAACCGAGCTACGCGCGGAAATCATCCGCAAGCCTGTGATTCGTGGCCGCATCATTAAAACAGGCCATCTTCACTTTGAAGCCGACTTCGTTGGAAAGGAAGAGTTTGAAGGCAAAGAGATCGGTTACCACTTAGACGATGAAGCCCAAACTCTATTTGGTGTGGACAGTGACGATGGCAAAGTGATGACTCTAAAGCGTGCTAACTCCATCGTAACTGAGGTGTTTGACCTAAACCTTTCAGCATCACGCATCGACAATATTACTGTCGAAGTGGCAACGACTCCTTACGCAACTGAAGAGACACCTGGTATTGCTGAAGTAGCGACAGATGCAGAAGTGGCCGCAGGCGTTGATGATGAGCGAATAGTAACAGCGAAGAAATTAAGCACGGCGTTGAGTAGAAATAGCGAGCCAAACGTCATAAAAACCCAACACGATGAACTAGCGCTCAACAAGCTCAACATTTTTAAAGTGCTCAAGCCTATAAAACTGCCTACACCTGGTAGCGATTGCGTATGTCGCGTTCGCGTGGAGATACCTGTTTCTCCAGGGGGAGAAAAACTATCGTTTGATGCACCAGACGGTAAACAAATTACGATTCAATCAACAGGAGAGAAAGACACAACGGTGAACGTGGTGACATCTCATGTAGAGTATTTATTCATGTTTATTGACGGGGAGTGGTACGTATGAGCACAGACTTAAAAAATCCTGCGGCTTCAGGAATGAATTATAAAGTTGTTAATCAACCGTCAATCACCATGCCAGACAGTACAGAAGGCGGGAATTCTGGATGGGTATACGGTGCAATGTTCTTTTCTACCGCTAACGGTGCGGTTTTGAATATTAGTGCGCCAAGCGACCTACACTGTATCATTAACATGGCCTATTCGACCGGAAGCCCAAACACTGTCCATATTAGAAGACTCACAATAGATGGAGTTGACATTCTTTTGCCGCCAGATAGTGGCGGTGATACTGCATTTGTGTATCTGAATAAAAACAATGCTAGTTCGGAGTCATCAAATTCCTATCCATCCATTTTTGCACTGATTGGAGTGCCCTTTAAAACCTTAACAATTGAGTTAGGCGGTAGCGGTGCTGCTCATATAGGTTGGTGTGACGTAGAGGTCCAGTAATGCATAAACAAGTTAAATTCATCATCGATGGCAAAGAAGTGAATGTTCGCCCTCAGAACGGAGAACGCTACACTCAACAACTGTTTCTTAACGGTAAGCTCGTATGTGCTCTAACTCAAACGGCTACAACACCAGAGCAGCGAGAGCAAACAAAAATTGATCAAGAAAAAGTATGGCGCAATCAAGAGCTCGATTACGTTGATGCGAAAAACTACGGCGAAAGCTTCCCATATTTCGCAGAGGTTGAAGCTTACAAACAAGTACTGCGTGACTACCCATCGACACCAGACTTTCCGCATGGCGAACGTCCACAACGTCCAGTTACAGATAGCGGAACTCCAATCATCATTTAATACCAACATCAAAGCCCCACTCTGGGGCTTTTTTTTACTCACACTTCTATATCCCACCACTAGAAATCCAACCACTACCCTTTAAAACTCAGCAATTTAGACTGGCTCATGGGGGCACTATTCACAAGCTACGAGAGAAATTAAATGAACGAAACTGGAGCAAAACCGCTTGTCGTATCGCTGTTAGATGCCACCGGGATAAAGAAAGCCATCACCTCTATCTTATCCACCATGGTGAGTTTTGGTGTGAATGATATCGCGCAGTTAATAGCCGCGGCAGTAGGTATCATCACTGGCATTATGGCGATTAAACATTACGCCGTATCCATCAAGCTCAACAAAGCGAAGCTAGCTAAATTAAACGCTCAAGAGGATGGCGCCGCATGACGATTAAAACAAGAGCGATTCAGGGTACGGTTTGCGCTGTCGCTTCCATACTTGCCATTGTCTTTAATATTGACTCAGAACTGAGCGTGAGCGAAAACGGCTTGCGTCATATCGCTAATGAAGAAGGATGCCGGCTTAAAGCCTACCAATGCAGCGCCAATGTTTGGACTGTCGGGCTCGGGCATACCAAAGGTGTAACAGAACACACCAAGATTACTGAACGTCAAGCAGCAGAGAAGTTTGTTGAAAGCGTTGCTGCGGCTGAGAAGGTGGTTAAAAAGTACATCACTAAAACGCCAAAACAAGGCGAATACGACATGATGGTGAGCTTTGTTTATAACCTTGGGGCAGGCAATTTCAAAAGCTCGACTCTCCTTAAAAAGTTCAACCAGGGCGACAACATTGGAGCATGTAAACAATACCCTAGATGGATTTACGTAAATGGTAAGAACTGTCTCATTGTCGAAAGCAACTGTGGTGGCATTCCCAAACGCAGAAACAAAGAACAACACGTCTGTTTGAATGGGTGGTGATCATGTTAGCAAGCCACCTCACGTTAGTTAAAAACCTTGGCGTCGTTGCTGCTTTTACTGCTATCGCTTATCTCTCTTATGACTATGGCGTAACGACGACTTTAGCCAAAGCCCAACAAGAGCAGAATGCCCTGTTTGATAAGTATGAACAAAAGCAAGATGAAGCCTTTACCCTAGCTGTTATCCTTGCCAAGCAACAACCTGACATCCGAATTCAATATCGAACTATAGAGAAAAAGGTGATTGAGTATGCCCAAGAAAATACTAATAAGCAGTGCATTGCTAATGATGCTGACTGGCTGCACATCCGCGCCGAGTCCGTGCGAGCGCATAATAGAGCAATCGGTATTCAGCAACCCGCCACCGTCACTGATGGTACCACCGCAACCACTCCATACCAGCGAGATGCAGAAGTCCTAGCCGAAGATGTAGCAAACATTCAGACATGTGCAGAAAATGCTCAACGCCTAAGAACATTACAGCGGTGGATTGCTGCGCAGCTGAAATGAAAATACATTGAGTTACGAGCAGTATGGCATCTTTGATACTTGAACCAAATCTTCTTAGATTAATCACTTAAATTAGAAAATGCGGACAATTTTGGGTATCAGAAAGTCGCGTAGGTAAGCGTCCAGTATTGTTGATATAGCTCGCAATTTATTTATTGAGCTTACCCCCTGAGTCAAGAGGAGGCCAAAATTCTTGGTTATTATTGGCAGTAAACGGCGTCTCATTTCTTTCTATATAAATTGTGAATTGGAGTCAGATTCAGCTCCTTTTTTTAAGCATTAAGTATTTTAAAGCCTATAAATTGAGCTACTCATCAACATTATGAATCAATGCACTGTTAATCATATTGCGCTACGGGCCTTTAATATGAGTTAATGACCAATTAGTATACAATGTGCATAAAGGAATGGTTGTAATATGAGACAATATGGACCGCTAGTTACAGTGTTAGTAGCTACCCTTTCATTATCTGGTTGCCAATCTACTATTGATGATGTAGCAAATAACATTACAAATACACTTCAAGACATTGGAAACCTAGGTGAAGAACGAGCTAAGCCAGCAGACTATGCAGTGTGGCATGAATCAGGAGATCAGTATTTTTACCAAGTTAGGATTTCAGCAAAGGTACCCCTCAAAGAATTTAGGGAACGAGTCCATTATGCCCTATCTCATGAGTCCGGGGCTGCATCCGAAGTTGAGTTTTATTCAACCATCGCTGATTTTGACAAAAATAGCCTTAACTTCTTTGACCGAAGTAATGCTTTTAACACGTTTATCAGCTCAAAAGAGTTAGGTGAAGGCAAAGTTATTTCTTATGAAGCGCCTTGGCTTGATATGAGATTTACCACTAAAGGTGACTATCACGTATTCACTATCGCTCCAAGAGAGACCAAGAATCGAGAGGGCAATAAGGGGCACTTTGAGCGAGGGTTATATTTTAACAACGGCACTAAGGTCGAAAACTTTCAATTTGATTTTGATAAATTTAGAAAACAAGTTAACTCAAAACTAAAAGAGCTGGAAGGAATAGCCATCTCAATTCCCGCGACAACACGTTATAATGGCAGCACCACATTATCTAACGATGATGTCACCGCTTTTGCAAATATACAGCGCCTCCACAATTCTACATATTTGAGCTCAAATAAGAAAAATGATTCAGAGAAGTCTGGTTTCTTTAGAACAAATGAAGGTGACGTTTTATTCCACTTCTCCCTGTACCCGTACAAAGGAGTGTCTAAGGTTCAGTATGATTTCTCACTGCCTTCCATTCAAACGTACTACAGCTTCCGAAATGGAAAGTCCACACCTTATAAGGACGATCTAGATAAAAACTACAATAAGGTCATCTTGAAGAGTGCGCTATCGTCATTTAATGACTAAGCTCTTTCCATTAATATTTTAGCCAAAAGAACGAAATGCCAGC